GGTGCCCGCGTGGCGGCGGACCTCCTCGAACCAGATCGCGGCGACGGGCCCCGACAGCCGGTCGATCTCGGTCAGCCAGTTGGTGAAGCGCAGATAGCGCATGCCGCCGCCGTCAAAGCGGCCGGGGCGCAGCGAGACGGTGCCGCTGGTGATCAGGCCGTCATGGCCGCGGATCGCCCAGCCGGTCGAGGTGCCGAGGTCGAGCGCGAGGATGCAGGGAAGCAGTCCGCCACCGTCCTCCATCCGAACCGGAGGGTTGGTGACGGGTGTGACGGATGTGACGGATGTGACGGATGGTTCCCTATCCGCTCCACAGGCGCGCACATGCGCGCGCGTAACGGTCTTATAGGTATGATCCGTCACATCCGTCACACTCTCTGAATTCATTGGCATTTTCCTATTCTCCCGAGAAAAGGTCAGAGTTGCTGTCATCGAGGGCGATGCCCCGGAATCCCTTCGCGGCGCGGGTGTTGTGACGCTCGAATCCCCGGACGATCAGGGCCTCCGAGAAGCGCTTGACCGAGCCTGCGAACTCGCCGTTCGCATCGGCCCACGCCTTCCAGTCGGCGAACATCGCGGAGGTGCTGGCGCTGAGGTGCAACCCGACAGAGCAGCGCTCGTCGATCCAGCGACCGATGGCGTCCTCGGCCTCGAAGTAATCCTCAGTCGCAGCCATCACGGCGGGCGGAGGGCGCAGCCCTGTCCGCTGCCATTCGATGCAGCCCTCGAGCGCCCATGCGAGGATCCCGTCGCGTTCGGCGAGCAGCCTATCGGCCAGGTGCTTGTCGCGCCGTGCGGGCGGGATGGTGACCGTGAACGGCACCATGTGCAGGCGCCGCTTCATCGCCTCGTCGACGTTGCGGATTGAAGGCTTGTGGTTGCCGACGATCAGCAGCTTGAACTGCGGGATGAACTCGAAGAAATCCTGCCGCATGAAGCGGGCCGTGATCTTGTCGCCTCCTGTCAGCGCCTTCAGCTTGCTCTCGGCCCAGCGGCTGCCCTGTTCCGTTTCGATGGACGTGACGATGCGCGCCCCGCGCAGCCCGGCCATGTCGGTCGGGTGGCGATCACCCTGCGTGGCCATGAACATGTCCATCGGCGCGACGGTGGCGTAGTCGCCGAGGATGGCGGTCAGGGTGTTGGCGAAGACCGATTTCCCGTTTGCGCCGGTGCCGTAGAGAAAGAACAGAGCGTGCTCGGTGGTCACGCCCGTCAGGCAGTAGCCCGCCATGCGCTGCAGGTAGGATTGCAGTTCGCCGTCCCCGCCCGTGACGGTTTCGAGAAACCCGAGCCAGACCGGGCAAGCGTCGGCGACCGATGCCCCGGCGATGCGAGTCATGAAGAGGCCGGGGTCGTGCAGCAGCGACGCGCCGCTGCGCAGGTCGACCACGCCGCCAGGCGTGTTCAATAGCCAGGGATCGCGATCCCACGGCTCGGTCGTGGTTGCGTGGCGACGGTCGGAACGGGCAAGCCGCTCCACGGCGGACACTGTCGCGGCGCTTGAAAGCTTCGCCTTCAGTCGCGCAGACCCGGCGCGCGCCGCCGCCTCGCGGCAGATCATCCGGGCCAGATCGAAGGCCTGCAGCGTCTCCTCGCGCCGCCAGAGCTTGCCCGACCAGGTCAGCCATTGCCCCCAGCCGGCGACGTAGCGCCATGTTTCGGCATGTCGGGCTGCGAAGGTTGCGGCGAGCGCATCCTCGGTGAAGCGCACCGGCACCGGCCCATCATGCCCCCCGCCAGCAGGGCCGCCGCCATCGGGACCGTCATCCTCGTCATCGATCTCGCCGTTTCGGGCGGCGTCGCGTTTCCAGAGGCGTTCGGCTTCCTCGCGCAGCCGATCCTCCGGCCAGGGAGGGGCAACGCGGGCCGTGTTGTAGGAGACGATTTCCTCCCACGCCTGTTCGCGCGGCACGTGGCCTTCGCGGGCACGGCGGATCCAGTAACCGATCACGCGCGACAGTGCGTCGAACCGCGTAGTGCCATCCACGCCGCCTTCGCGAACCTGGCGGCCGAACAGCTCGGTCACGCTGCCGCGCTCGGTGGCGGCCATGTTGAAGTCGAGCCCGTTCTCGCCTTCGAGCGGCGGCATCGCGATGATCGCTTCGAGCAGCTCGCCAAGGTCGTGATCGCGAGGATCGTGGTTCAGGATCTGCACCAGCCGCCGAAGGCCCTGTTTGGCGTGGATCGATCCCGCCACGCGGATCGGCTGGTGCGCGGACCGGAATGACGGGTCACCGCCGACCTTCGCGGCGATCATGTGCCGGGCGCGGCAGACCGTGGCGATGTCGCCGCCTTCGGCAGGCTCGGTCAGACGCCAGTAGAGGTGCAGCTTGCGCTGGCCCTCGGCGGTGACACCACCGGACGCGACTTCGAGTGTCGGGCAACCGAGGTGCTGCACAAGATGGTCGCGCTTCGCGCCGATGTCGCCATGGTCGAGATCGACCAGCACCACCTGCGTCTGGACGATGCTCTCCGCCCGCGCGTCGCCGGGAGCCGCGACAGTGCCGGGGGCCACGAACAGGGCCATGCCGGCGTCGCTCGCCCATGTCGCCTGAAGCGCGAGTTTCGCGGCGAGCGTGGCGTCCGCTTCGATGAAGGGAACATGTGGCGGACCATCGCCCGCGCCTTTCTCGGCCAGAGCACGGACCGGCACCCAGCCGTCGCAGTAGCCGAACACGACGTCGGCATAGATCGCGATCATTTCGGCGTCGGGCGCGATGTCGTCGGGCGCGATGGTATCGGACGGGACCGTCATGCCCAGCACCGTTCCCGCCACGCACAGAAGCGGCATTCGAAGTGGTCGGGGTCGGCCGTGTGGCGGGGAAGAAGTTCGCCCGCATCACAGGCGCGCAGGATCGTCACCGCCTTGTCGCTGGCGGACTGGGCGAGTGCGGCATCGAACGGCACGAGTTCGTGCCAGATCTCGCACGTGTCCTTGTTGATCGCCGTGAAGAGCGCGGGCGCCTCGGTCAGGCCGAGATAGGCCTGGTAGAGCGCGATTTGCGCGGCATAGACCGGCTTGGCCTTTCCGACACCGTGCTTCGCGATTTCCCTCCAGTTCTTGGCGTTCGCCGACTTGCACTCCCAGAGCGCCGGAACCGCCATGCCGTTCAGGGCGCCGACGATGACCCCGTCGGCATGGCCCTGCACTCGTCCTCCCACGACCGAGAAGCCGAACTGATCGCCATGGCGATTGCGCGTGCGAAGGTCGAACCCGGCCTGGCGCAGCCAAGCGATGGCCAGGTCCTCGAGAACGTGCCCGAGCGCGAAGATCCGAAGGGACTGGCCCGAGAACCCGGCACTTGGGTCCTTCGGCGCCCTCAGGTATTCGTATTGTAGCCTACGCTGGCAGATGTCGCCCAGCCGGCTGCCTCCGAGATAGTCGCGTTGGGGCCGTCCGGCCTGTTCCGCCACGAGGGCGGTGTCGATGCAGGCATTGACGGCGTCCGCGAAACTGGGCGGCTTCTCCCGATGGTTGAAGTCGAAACCGGCGCCCATCAGAAAGGCACCTCCGGATCGGGCCGGGGCGCGCTGGTCTGCATCGCCTCCTGGAACCCGTCGACAGCGGCCGTCGCGAGTGCGAGCGCATGTTCTTCGCTGAGATCGGCGAACCGCGTGGTCCATCCGATCTCTGCCATGAGTTCGGCCATGTTGCGGAGGGCGGCGCGCAGGGCTGCCTGTTCGCGTTCGTCGGGATCGATCATGCGCAGCCCTCATGTGCCGGGGCCGCATGCGGGCATGGATGGATGTCAGCGCGGCGCGCGAAGGGGATTGTGGTCATGGGAGAGCTCCAGATGCTCTCCTCACCTACCGGCTGGCTGTCCTGACTGTCGGATGTGCGGTTCGGAACACTTCGGGAACATGGACTTGTGCGTTCACAACTCTGCCGATAGCCTGAAATTTCCCCGATTCACCCTGGAGCCGCGTCGCGCATGGCGTCATTCAACCCGAGAAGCTTCACCAACCCTGATCGCCTCAAGAGCATTTCGCCGAAGCACCTACTGAAGTTCTTCGCGACGTGGGCGGAATATTTTTCGGCGCGGGGTTTTGAACTTCCGGTCGAAGCGGATGAGGATTTTCCCTACGACGATCTTGCTGCAGTGTTGATGAAGCCCGACGAAAACGTGCCGCCCGAAATGGTCGACGCCCTTTTCTACGTGCACGAGACCGCGACCAAGGAAACCGCCGAGGAGTTGATCGAGGCGGCAGGACGGGCTGGTCTCACGATCGAGGCCGGTGAGGAACCATCCGATGCGGACATCGCCCTGCAGATCTGGCTCCAGAAACCTGATCTGCTGCGACGTCAGCATGCCGAGACCGTGGCATTCACACGTTCGCGTTTCATCTATTTCGCGGGGCACAGCGGCAAGCCGCGACCGGCTCCGGACCCGACTGGCGAACAGACCGCGATCATTCAGGAGCAGATGGACGAGTGGTTCGACCGCAAACGCCGCGGCAAGGGCTCGCGGGTTTTTGCTTTTCCGCGCGGGACGAAGACGTGGTTCATGGTCCGGCATGGCGAGCCGATGCGGCGCGAGGGGCGACATCAGGATGATGGCGGGTCGGGGATCGCCTACTACCGACCGCAGAAGCACGACGTCGTCATCTATGACGGCGAGTCTGACGAACTTGCCGTCAATGCAGGGACGAAAGGCGAGACCGAGCTCTACCTGCGGACGTTCGGCGGGGTCATCTTCGGGGACGAGGAGTACTTCGATCGCTCGAACCGCTTCACCCTTGATCCGCTGCTGGAGAAGGGCGAGAAATCGCTCGACAACGACACTGTCTCCGAGATCGTCAAGGTGCGCCTGATCGAAATCGAACGCTTCTGGGGCGGAAAGGCCAAGGAGAAGGAGGTGCGC